GGGACTGGTCGTCGCATTCGTCGGCTGCATGGCGCCACCCTTCCCTTGGTACCCGTTATAGAGCTGCTGCGCCGCCAAGGCCGTGCCCAAGGCGTTCGCCGTGGGGTTGGTGAAATAGGGATTGCTGGTCTGGCTGCCGGGCTGTACACCCTGGAGGAACTGCTCGTATTGCTGCAGCTGCTGATACGGCAGTTGCTGGTAGTAGTTGTACTGTTGCTGGTTGGCGCCGATCTGCTGCTGTGCCAGGTTCTGCACCTGCTGGCCCACGCCGGCCTGGGCGTTGAGGAGTCCGAGCCGGGTCATGTCCAGGTTCTGGGCGCTGCCGACGGCGTTGTTCTGCATTCCCGCAAGCGCCTGGTTCGCGGCCAAGGCGTCGGCTTGGTCCTGCTGATAGGCGCCTCCGTAGAGGTTCGTCGCCAGGTTATTGAGTTGTTCCGCGCGTAGCGGCTCGGAGGCCGCGGCATTGCGGCCCATCCCCGCGAACTCGCTCGTAAGCTGGTTCTGCGTCTGCCCCGCAGCCTGCCGGTACATCTGGTCCAGATAGGGGTTCGTCGCGCCGCCTTGGCCCGTCTGCGCGAGCTTAGCCTCGGGTCCGCTGAAATTCCCGGTGAGCAGACTATTGGTGTAGTCGGCCGCAGGCTTCAGCGAGCTGCCGCTCGCCATGCTGTCGATGCCGGAGAACGCCGCCTGCTGGGGGTCCGAGAACCCGGCCACGGTCTGGCCCGGGTAATACTGTGGTCCCCCAGAGGCCAGCAGGCTGCCGGCTTGGCTCAAGGCCGTCCCGATGTAGGGGTACATGTAGGAAGGCTGCGTGGTCGTCGTGGTCGTCTGCCCCGCCGGGGTCTGGCCGCCTTTGCCGAGTGAACTGCTCATGTCATTTCGCCTTCGTGGTGATGCCGCCCAAGCGTAACGTCACGGGCGCCGCGGCGAATCCGCCTGCTCCGCCCTTCCCCATTGCGGGAACGGATGGGACTGCCCGGCCATTCGAGTTCGAAACCGGCGTCATCGGCATCAGCTGCGGGCTATACATCGGGCCAGCCATCTGTGACGCCATCTGATTGAAAGGTCCGCTGCCCAGGTTGGCGTAGCTGCCGAAACTGTTTGGGCTGTAAGTCTTGGGGGCGCCGACGCCGGGAAGCGTGGGCAATACCGAAGGCACGCCCGCGCCACCGGCATTGGGATTCGAACTGGGGAACAGGAGGGCATTGGGATTGTTCTTGTTGCCATAGAGGTTCAGCGGATCACCGCCCAGTTTCGTGATCTCATTCCCCAGGGGATCGGCGTGGCTCAGATAGGAACTGAGGCCGATATTTCCGGGAAGTTCGATGTTGCCGAAATTGATGCCGGGGTTCTGCGCGTCCCGCTGGCCCATGCCGATGACCGCGGGGATCAGGGATGACATAGCGTCTTCTCCAGGGTGGTACAGGTCTCACGGAATTCGGGGAGCGTCTTGATCCAGCCGCGCCGGCCGCTGATGCGCAGGCAGTCACAGTCTTGGCTCTTGGCCCACGCGGTCAAGGCTTCCACCACCTCCTCCAACCAGTCGCTCATGCCCTCGCCGGAGCAGAAAACCACCTGGCACACGCGCTTGGTCGGACGCTGTGGGTTGGCCCCGAACGGCTGTATCGCAGTCACCACGATCACCCGCCAGTCCACATGCCATGCCTGCATCGACCCGGCCAGCAGGAACTGCCGGACATCGTCGAGGGTGTTATCCACCTCATCCCTGGCCATCACCGGACCCAACAGCTCCGCCATGCGCGGCCACTGCTGCGCCACCTCCCATTGAGCTATGGATTTCACGTCAGGATCACGTAATCGAAGTTGAGATCCGCCTGGTTCACCGCCGAGTGCCCCAGCGCCAGCTGCCCGGCCGTCGTACACGGCGCATACCAAAGCCCTGCCACCTGCGCCGCATGGGCTGTCGTGGGGGTGAAAAATACCCTGCTGCCAAGCCGGATGTTGTTGTCCTTCAATGTAGTGCTGGTGCCGTTCTGCGTCAGGGTCACATTACCCACCGTGTTCAACCGGCCGTTGGCCAAGAGGTTGATCAAGGTAGCCACGTTCCAGGGGCTGTCGTAGGGAGGCGTGGTGCGTAATTGCTGCAACTGGCTCATCTTTCCCCCGCCTGCGCTCCATATATATCCACACCCGTCGCGACACCGAATCCGCCGTTGGCTCCGCCCGGGATGTTCACCCGCGCCCGCACATAGCGAGCCGCGGTCCTCAGGTTGCAGATCCCGGTACGGCTGTCCTGGGCGGCGGCCGCCGAAATCCCGTAGTCCGCGTTTTCCAGATTCCGGGTCAAGAGCTCCACCGTCGGTGCAGCCGCACCGCCGTCCGGCGCGGTCAGCACCGGCCGTATCCCATCTATATAAGTGATGCCGCCGGCATTCGGTTCCGCCTCCAGCGTGTCTAGCGTCGCATCCAGCGGATCGCCCCCCAGCTGGCCATAGTTGTTGGCCGCGTCGAAGGCCTGGATCTGCAGGTTGCCACCCTGCCAGAACGGGTCGTCCAGGGAGGGCGTCACCAGGTCCAGGTCGGTGTTCACGTTATCCAGCGTGTCCAGGGTGAAGCCGAAGCTCTTGCTCGCGAATATCCGGCTCACTGTATTGGTGGTCGGCATGAAGCGCTCGTCCGCGTAGTTGTAGGCGATGCACTTGTCCGGGATGCCCGTGCTGTTGCCACTGCTGCAATAGCACCAGTAGATGAGCTTGTTCACCGGGTCATAGGCACCGCACACCCGGTCCGCGTAGGCCTGCGAGACGTCCAGCAGGAAGGTGTTGTCCACCTTGCCGTGGCCCACCTGCACCACCTGTTGCCCATCGGTCATGCAGAAGCCGTCTTCCGCGATGAAATACGTGAGGTTCCCCAGTTGCACCGGCGAGTTCGGGTAATAGGCGCCGCGCTGCTTCTCGTAGGTGTCGAAGGCGAAGATGGCGTCTCCACCGACGTAATAGGCTCGCGTGATAGCGCGTTGCTGGAATATCAGCCCGTAGGCATAGCCATCGGAGATGTGCGTCACCGGACCGTATACGGCGCTCAGGAACTGTTCGCCGGCCTGGGCTTCCTGGGCGGCAAGTGTGCCGAACTGCCAGTTCGTCGGGGACGCGATGCCACACCACTGCACGCGGTTTGGCACAGCACCATTGGTCGAGTCTTCCGTGTTCCCTGCCATCAGGAACTGATTGACGGAGCCGATGCAGCTTGCCCTGGGAGGTGTCCCCGCCAGCGCAGCGAAAGCTGCGTCCCCGACTTCCATGCACTGCATGGCGTCGGCGAAGTTGGTTGCCACCAGGAGCGCCTCAAAGCCAGGGCTCGAAAACTCCGTGAATTTCCAGAACTGCCCATCCGCTGTCGTGTAGGGAGAGCCGCCACCAGCACTCCTGTTCACGAACGTGGTGCCGTTGTACTCCATAAGCTGAGAGCCGGTGCCGGCGTAGATATGGGTGTCGCCGTTGGCGTCGATTGCGGCGAAAGCTCCCTGGCAACGCGCACTCAAGGCGGCCCCCAGGCTACTGAAGTCGTTGGCGGGAATGTAGCCGCCATTGACCCAGAGCGCGTTCGCGACCATGGGCGATCCTGGGTTGTCGTGCTCGGGCAGGTCCGGTAGCCACTCGCCGAACTTGAGACGTTGCAGCAGCTTCGCCATCAGAAGTGGGGCCTCACCCAGCCCACGCCCGTCTGTCCCACGTTCTTCTCGTGGAGGTTCTGGAGCGCCTCCTTTTCCAGCTGCGTGTATAGCGCGTACTGGTCGGGATCGCGGATATAGCGTCCGTAGAGCTGCCGCGCCGCACGGGTCCGGATCAGTTCCTCCGCCGACGTCAGCCAGGCATTGGTATCGGAATCGTTCACCAGCGGCTGCGGCGAGAGGATCACAGTCCCCTTCACCGTCACCGGCAGGCCGCCCTGCGGCGGCGGGAACAGGCGGATCTGCCCGTTCCAGAATGTGTAGTCGGTCGGATATCCCGACCAGAAGTCATTGCCCCAATCCACCTGGTCCAGGTACTGCTCCGTGCGCGGCTCCAGGCGATAGGTGTAGTTGCCGAGGGTCGAGAGCACGTCCAGCACCGAGGCGAAGTTGCTGGGCAGGTCGTAATAGCGCTGCCCCTGCACCGTGGTGATCTCGACCATGGAGGCCTCGTTGAACCAGAAGGCCTTGTTCCCGTAGAACGTGATGGCGTTGTTGATCTCCCGCTGGATCTCCGTGGTCAGGTCCGAGCGCGCCAGTTCCCCGGCGATAGCCGTCTGCATGTCCGAAAAGGCCATTCAGTCCTCCTCCGAGGGCCATATAAGGGAATCTCTGATTCAGCTTTGCGCGTCCGCCCGATGGGAGGCACCACTGGCTGGGGGCAAGATGGCCCCACGCTAAACCCAGGGAACGGTGCCATGCGCGCGATATTGGAAGGACTCTCCAGCCTCTGGCGCGCGGCCTCAGGCAAGCGTCAGCCTCCACAGGCCAAACTTTTGGGCCTGCGCGAACTGGATCGCCTGGCGCGGCTCCCCGGCGGCCCCCTCCTTATCCTCCAAGGTGACCGGCTGGTCCGCTACGGCCACCCCTTCTATGAGCTCTACGCCGTCTGCTCCGGCCTCATCGAGGCCAGCGTCACCAACGCCGTAGGCCATAGGAAGGTGCTGGGGCGTTACCGTCCCGGCGAGATCATCGGTCTCGATGCCATCGTCCGCGGCACCTACCCTGCTGACTTCCTGGCGCTCGAGTCGTCCACCCTCTGCACCATCCCGCT